TGGGTTGATTCTACCTTGATAAAGAGTATCTCTATCTTCTTGAGTCAACTTAACTCTCGCCTTGATTGAATTTACAAGACCTCTTGTGTAACCCGCTGATGCGAACCAAGGGAATGCAATGTTATCTGTCAATGCTAAGTTTCTTACAACCTCACCTGTTGGAGGTAAGTAGATTTGTGTATTATTAACAGTATCTCTTACTAAAATCCATGGGTAGTAAGTTGCTGTATAGTTTGAGTCAATTCCTGTATTATCTAAGTTGTCAACTGCCTCTTGTGGATAAATAACATCTAAAGAGTTAGTTCCGTCTGGAGTGTACATTAAGTAGTCAGGAGTTGTTGCGATATAAACAGAGTCAGCTCTTGCGTATTGAACCATTTGAATTGCTTCCTCAACAAGATTTGAGTTATTAACATAATCAATACTTGAAGTTGCAAATATGTTAATGTTTGTAGCTTCAGGGTTAGCGAATGTTAATATACCAAGTAAGTAAGCGTAGTAGTCGGTGTTTGCAAAATCTTGAGTATTGTTTTGTATAACAATTCTCTTGAATAAACCGTCACCTGTTGCTGTTGGGTATCTTGTAGAAGACGAAGCTCCTGCTAAGTAACCTGTCGCTCCTAATTGGAATCTATCTTGGTTAGTTCTATATTCTCTATAAACATCCCATCCGTCAAATCCACCCGCAAAACATATTGTATATTTTCTTGAGTATATAAAGTAGTAAGGGTTTTCTTGAGTTTCAGGGTCAAATCTGAAATCAGCGACTCCACACTCGAAAGCAGTTTCACCACTTGTTTGGAATGAGTTAGCTATTGTAACTACAGTCGCTCCTGAGTCCATGTGGAATCCTTTACTTAAGTAGTTCCAAGGTTCACCTGCTACAGGTAACGCTGAACTAACCCAGTTAGGAGGATTTTGTCTACCTTTAAATTGTAAGAATGCATCGTCAATACCAAATTGAGAAGAGAAACCTAAGTAAGCTCTTCTAACAATATCACCTGCAGATTCAGTTGCGTTTGTTGTTGAACCAAATGGAGGGTTGAATACAACCTCACCTGGATAATAATATTTAGTTTTGAATTTAGGTACTGGTGAAATGTTAGCCGTTGATTCATATTCTCTTTGAGTGTACCCGTAGAATCCACAAGGGATTGCATCTATTGGAGCCTCATCAGCTAATTCAATCATTATATATCTTGAAATTAAAGCAAATTCACCGTTAGATGAACCAATTTTCTTAGCAACAAAGTTGTTTGAAGCTGGGTCCATATTACAATTTGTGAATTTCTCAATTACAACAGGATTAGCGTCTGTATCAAAGAAGTTTCTAACTAATACGTCAAATGTCATATTGTTAAATGATAAGTTTGCAATTGAAACTTTAACTTCTGTGTTAGCTGCGTCACCATCAGAAATTGAAATGAATTTAAATAATCTATAAACTTTATTACCTCTTAACTCAGATACTAAGAACGGAGTTTCAGGTGATTGATATTTTTCAACTTTATAAGCGATTGATTGTGTATTTTCGCTTCTTGCATCTTCTAACGCAACTAACTCAGGATTAATACCTTTAATATAACCTTGGTTATATGCATAGTTTAAAGAACCTGGATAAATTTCTTCAACATATAATGGAACCTCATTTCTTGATTTTCCAAAATTATCAACACCTAACACTTTAGTTATAAACTTAGGAGACGCCGCAGATAATGAAGTTTCAAAAGAGAAAGTATCAGAATCTTTAGTAATACCTGAAAGTAAGAATCCTTCATATGGTGAATTTGTAATACCTGAATATTGTCCTGTTGCAACTAAATTAACATCAGTTAATCCACTTACTTCGTATATAGGACCGTGTTGACCAAGGTCTGCGTTGTTTGAATATAATGAAATACCTCTTGAACGTAAAGTTGCTACAACCATGTTGTTATATTCACTATAAGCAGTACCTGAGAAGTTGAATACATCTCCTTCAATAGTTCCTGTATAAGTTGCTCCACCGTCAGTTGTTGTTAAAGACGTTACAGTATAATAGAATGAATAACCTGCGTAGTCGTTATTAATATTAGCGTCATTATCAAACGTTGCATAATACCAAGGGTCGTTTAAATCTGCACTTAAATCATTAGTATCAAGATTGTTTGAACTTGACCCAAACACATTTAATTGTTTTGAGTATTGACTAACTAATCCCCAATAAGTTGTTGATGGTACCGCTCCGTAGAATGCAACAGTTGTTGCGGAATACGATGGGTTATCGATTATAAATCCTAAATTAGAATTAAAATCATCTTGATATGTAGATGTACTACCATCAGATAATCTATATTGTATATTTAGGTTATTTTGAATGTCTGTAGGTAATCCACTTAACATAGTAACAGTACTACCCGAACTAGCTCCTGTAAATACAGAAGTAAATGCGGTTCCTCCTGTTGGAGGTATTATACCTATAGTTAATGGGTCGACATTGGCAGTAACTCTAATACTCCAAGAAGGACCCGCGTCGTATCCCGACAAACCTAATACTCTTGTAACAAACAATTGGTTAGACTGTTGTAAGTATGACTTGGCAATGTATGCCGCTTCATATTTTGGGATTTGTGTGTTTACAAATTTTACTGGTTCCGTTCCGCCAAAATAAGCTTGGAACTCGTCGTAGTTAGTTATAAAAACAGGTTCGAATGCAGGGCCCTTTATTGTTTCCCCTACTAAACCTAAGGTAGTAACACCGACACTCTGTGCTACGAACGAAAGGTCCGTTTCAGATGTGTATACTCCAGGTGATACAAAAACTTTTTGATTTGCTTGTGCTGTTGCCATTATTTAATTTAATTCTATTGCAGATTTATTTTAATGATAAATATTCGTTACTACTACAAAAAACTTGACTTTTGAATATGTATTTGTAAACGGTATGAATAAATTCTGCCTTTTTTCTGCCTATGAAAACTAAGAAGGAAATAAAGAACATTAAAATAGACCCTGAAGTACACGAGATATTAAAAAAGTACTGTGAGAATCGTGGAATGAAGATTTATAAATTTTTAGAAAATTTGATACTTGAGAAGTGTAAAGAAAAAAAAGATATCTACGGAGAAAAATTAAACTAAGATATTATCAAACTTAATGTTTGCTTCTAAAGAGTCATCTTGTTTAACAACTTGTATTCTTAAAACATCATTAGTTGTTATTTGAATCTTCTGAACATCGGTACCATAATAGTCTCCGTTAATATAAACATCATATGATTCAACGTTGATTGAATTAGCCCAAGTTAAATTTGCAGTATAAGCAACCACATCACTTAATGTATTGTTACCAACAACATAATAAAAGTTAGATAAAAATTCGTCAGGGTTTTTAGGACTTTTATTTCTTCTTTGTTTAAAACTTGAAGTATCAATCTCCATAATTTGAGAAACTCTTGCAATTGCAGGTTTAACTTCAAACTCATCTTCATCAATAAGATATCCTAACATTGTGAAGTCATATGATTGAACATAATATTTTCTTGAGTCCAAACTCATTTGAGACTCGTCAGAAATATTGTTTAATATGATTGGAACATATTGCCCTTTGATAAAAGTGTACGCCTGTCTTGATGAGAATTTTTGCATAACAATTTTATTTAATTCGTTAAGCTCCCTCATTCTATTACAAATAATTTTTACACTGTAGTTAATATCTACAGGCACTGGCTGTGGTATTGTGTATATGTCCATACCTTGTTCGTTACCATTCCAAGTTGGAACAGATGCATAATAAAATTGTTTTCTATTAGGTATTGTATATTGAAGAGCAGGATTAGTTCCAAATTTAACTTCAGGACTTCTTACCACTGTAATGAATGGTGGTGAAGGGTTATAATCTAAATCAACAAATAAAGCAGTCTCAACATATTGTGTCCAGTTTTGAGTTGTAATAATAATATCAACCATAGGTACCACTTTACCTGCGGTTACAACTTCTAAATCTCCTTTAACAAAATCAAGCATACCCCTATCCAAGTCGGCATGTAATACTGACTTAGGTAAATAAGTTCCATCTTTGTTGATATATTCCAACAACTGCTCCCTACGAGCAGACAAAGTTTTTTTAGGAACTAACGGCAATGTTGGTTTAACTTGTTTTGGTAATGGCATTATTAAATTCCTCTAAATTCATTTTCACTAACATAAGTGGCAACAACACTTCTATAAAAAGGTTTGTATCCACCGTAAGTGTGTTTATTGTCTGACCTAACATATCCATCATCAGACACTACATAATATCTAACCCTATCTTCAGATTCATAATATCCAATATAATCACCTTGAAATATTTCAACTTCCAAATCATCAAGAGTCTTTTGGTAAATAGAGAACTTCATATTACCAGGCTCTTGTAGTTCAATTTTTGAATTACCATAGTTTTTACTTGCAGGAGTCATCACCTGAACCAAACCTTGCAATTCAACAGGAGCTAAAAATTGGATTCCATCTTCAAGTACCTCACCATAAACATCATCTACTTTTGTTTTTTGTCTATCTACTCGATAGAGAACAATAGTAAAGTTCATATCACCAAGCAACCACTCCTCACCCATACCGATGTCGAGTGAATAGTCTTCAGCTCCAAAGAACTTACCTAATCTTGTAATTGGGACTAACTTTTGCATATATTGATAAATACTCAAAGATTAACTATATTTAAGCCAAATAATTTTCCAATTAATGGACGCTAGTTTAGAATCAAAGGCATTGTCTCTCTTGGAGGTTTATGAAGGAGGAAATAACTACCTTATTGAACTTAAAAGAAAGTCTCAAATAAATAGGAGGTTTTACCCTACAAGGAGTCAGGCTGAGTATATTATTAATAACCATAACAAACAACCAAAGGTTGCAAAAAAATGGGTAATACTTGACGCATATTTCGCACAGAAACTTGCTGACGATAAACTTATGACCGAAATACCTGAAAAAATTTGGGTAGAAAAGTTATTGGCAGATAAAGAAAAAGCGTTTCACATTTGGGGTAAGATAACCGAATCGGAACAACTACATGATTTTTGGTTGCCCAAAGCGGCAATCATAAAAGACAACACGGTTAAAAACGTTGTAATAAACTATGAAAAATATTCTCACCGTCCTCCTCTTGAACATCAAAAAGAATCTATTCAAAAATTGGTTGAAAATAAAAAATTCATACTTGCAGATGATATGGGTCTTGGAAAGACTACTTCTACTATTATAGCGGCATTAGAATCAGGGTCCAAGAAAGTATTAATTATTTGTCCAGCAACTTTAAAAATTAACTGGAAAAGAGAGATTGAAAACTATTCAGATAAGGCAGTTTATATTGCTGAAGGTAAAAACTTTAGTACGGATGCTGACTTTGTAATAATAAATTATGATATTATAAAAAATTTCCATGATACAAAAAAGAAAGGTGAATCGCAAATTCTTGATGCCAATTTTGATTTGGTGGTCGTTGATGAAGCGCACTATATTAAAAACGCTACAGCCCAAAGAACAAAACTAATTAACGACCTTGTTAAGAAGGTGGACCGACTTTGGTTATTGACGGGTACTCCGATGACCTCTCGACCAATTGATTACTTCAACTTATTAAGTTTGATTGAATCCCCTGTTGCGAAGAATTGGATGGCGTATGCTATCAGATACTGTCAGGGATACCAATTCAACGTCGGAGGCAGAAAGGTGTGGAATGTTATGGGGGCGTCTAATCTTGAGGAATTAAGAGACAGAACCGCAGGTCTTACATTAAGAAGACTTAAAGAAAACGTACTTGACCTTCCTGACAAAATAATCACACCAGTATATCTTAGATTAAAGTCTAAAATGTATGAGGAGATTATGGGAGAATATTACGATTGGTATGACAAAAATCCAGAGGAATCAAAATCTCTTACAGTTCAATTCACCAAGTTAACAAAGATACGTCAGGTTATCGCAGATGAAAAAGTTTCACAGACAATAGAACTTGCAGAAAACATTGTTGAACAAGGGAAAAAAGTAATTATCTTCTGTAACTTTACAGATTCACTTAATAAAATTTGCGAACATTTTGGTAAATCCGCAGTTAAAATAAACGGCTCAATGTCTAAACCTGAAAGACAACACAGTGTAGACAGTTTCCAAGAAAACGATAAAATAAAAATACTTGTCGGTAATATAAAAGCCGCTGGGGTTGGTATAACTTTAACGGCAGCTGAAGCGGTTATTATGAACGACCTATCATTTTTACCATCCGACCACGCCCAAGCAGAAGACCGAGCTTATAGATACGGTCAAAAAAACAATGTATTAGTTTATTACCCCATATTCGAAAACACAATCGAAGGAATTATCTACGACATATTAAACAATAAAAAACAAGTGATTGCCACAGTTATGGGGGACAATCAAAATACGGCCGATGCTGCCGAAGAAATTTTGAAGAGAATTAATGAAATGCGTCGTTAAAGAAAATCTGGATTATTTATATGAAATGGATAATCCAAAAATATGAAAAAAATAGAAGAGAAAATCCAACAACTCGAAACACAAATACTTGAAAACCACATCACAAAAGAAAAAGAGTTGTTGATTAACGAAATGAAAAAAATAGGAATAGAAAAATTACCCTATTCTTACTCAGCCCTGAAACAGTTTATTGACCCCGAGACAATGAACTTTCACTATAACAAACATTATAAGGGATATGTGGATAAATTGAATGACGCTTTAAATAAAAAGAAATACGGGGATTTAGAGTTAGAACAAATAATCAAAACAATAAGTCGTTTTGATAAGACAATAAGAAACAACGCAGGAGGAGCATTTAACCACGCATTGTTTTGGAATATGTTAACACCAACTCCAAAGAAATTAGAAGGAGAATTACTTAAAAAAATCACAAAACAATTCGGAAGTTTCACTGCGTTCAAGAAACAATTTGATACTGTTGCCAAAGATAGATTCGGTTCAGGGTGGGTATGGTTAGTCCTTACTGCCAAGAACACATTAAAGATTATGTCGACTCCAAATCAAGACAATCCTTTAATGAATGTGATTGAAGGTGGTGGGTTTCCAATATTAGGATTAGACTTATGGGAACACGCTTATTACTTAAAGTATAGAAACAAGAGAGACGAATATATTGTTAACTTTTGGAAAGTTGTAAATTGGGAATTTGTTTCCAAGTTATACGAAATGAAAACGGAAACTAAATTAGTAGAATCCGTTAAGTTAGAGAAGTTGATTACAGAATCTAAAGAGGCGAAGTTCTGTGACGCCAAGGAAGTTCAATTCTACAGAGAACTTATTAATAATTCAAACATTAAGAGAATATACCAAGACGGAGTAACTAATGCTTTAAAAGAAGTGTTTAGTCAATTTTGGGTTGATAGTACAAATAAAGAAATGTCAGGGTTTTATGGATTAGAGTCTAAAGAAGGAAGGTCTATTTTAAATAACCTAAACACAAACTTCAACACGTTTTGTTTATTAACCAAAGCAATTAATACTCAAATTGAAAAAATAGGTAGACCTGAAAAGAAATTTAATTTTTCTAAAAAAGAAAATAGAACCATTAAAGAAATTAACAGATTAATGAATGCGTTGTATCATTTCAAAACAGAAATATTCACAAAAAACAACGAGGAGTTTATTAACATAATTAAAGTGTTAAAAAAATTGTGGGATAGAGGACAAAAATCTGAAGATGATGTTTTAATTAAAATTGAAAAATATTTTGGGGATTCCGCAAAACTTGAAAAGACTGGAGGACATGGTCAAAAAACCGATGCTCTCCTTGGTGTTGATTTAACAATTACTTTAAATGAAACAAAATATACCGCTCAGGTTAAACCATTTTCAAGAATAATAAAAGAAGATGGGAAAATTACTGTAAAAGATACAGGAAATGTTAAACCGTACGACGTTGATTGGTTGATATTTATTAATACAAAATCAAACGAAATTTTGATTTTTGAAAACAACCCGATTAAAAATCATAATCAATATGTGTTTAATGAGAGTTCATTAATTCATAAAATAGAATAGTTAAGATATTTATTGACATGGCAGTATTACCAGAACCAGAAAGAAGTAGGATATATACGAGAATCAAACATCAGTTAGGTGCACCACTAAGAAGTGTTGAACTTGAAGATGAGATGATGGATTCGTTAATGGAATTAGCAATTGGGGATTACGAAGAGTATATCCTACAATGGTTAATTGATTCTCAATGGGTTAACTTAGTTAACTTGAATATGAATGAAAGGTCTGTTGCAAGAGCGTTAGTTACAAGAACTATGGATTTTGAACAACAGTTTAGTTACGCATATTCTAAAATTGTAGGTCTTCAAACTGAAGGTCCTTGGGTTTTAAAGAAAGATTATTTCGTTCTTGAGAAGAATGTTCAAACATATGAAATTCCTGCGGGTAGAGAAGTTAATGAACTATTATGGTTTAGTGACCAACCTTGGACTGCGTTTGGAATTGGTGGAATGGCTGGTGGTTTTGGTGGTATCGGATTAGGTGCCGACCAAGCTGGATTTGCTCAAATGGGTAATCAAGGTTCTTATTTTATGATGTCAGGTTTTGATTATTTAATCAGAATGCAAGAAGCCAATATTCTTAATAGAATTTTAGGTGGTTCGATGACTTATAGAATTACAGGTTTACCTGATGGTAAAAAGTTAATTCACTTAATGAATACCCCTGGTGGTAAATTTAATTGGTCAAGTTATAGTCAATACGTTGGTAAAGCCGTATGGTATTGGTATTATGATGTTGAACCCGATAGTAGAGCCGATTGTCTCAAAAACAATCCTGATATTATTAAATTACCGACAGATGTTCCAATCGAATCTCTTAGTTGGGAGGACTTAAACGTTCCTGGTCAACAATGGGTGAGAAGATGGTTTACTGCCTATTGTAAAGAAACTTTGGCAAGAGTTAGAGGTAAGTATAGTGGTAACTTAAAAACACCTGATTCTGAAATCGTAATGGATTATCAGAGTTTACTTACTGAGGCTAAAGACGAAAAGACCAAATTAATAGATGAACTAACAGGAGCTGAAGGATGGTTGACAAGAATGAGACCCGATAAAGTAATGGAACGAGAAGCATTAATTGCAGAAAACTTGAACAAACAAATGAAGTTCAGAGCAATGCCTCGTCAAATATATGTAATTTAATTTTATGGCAATACTAAAAACAATACCATCAAGAAAAGTAATCAATGGGTTTGTCGTAGACACCTCAGAAATTTCTATAGTATCTGAAAAAGATTATACAACAAACGGAGAGTCTTGTATTGTAATTAAAGATGTTTCTGAATCTACAGTTATTTTAAATTCTAAAACAACAGACCATATTGTGGTTAAATCAATGACAAGACTTACAATCAAACCAGACATCGGTAAAATCGATGAAGACTATGATGAAATAGTTGCTGATAAGTATGCTTGTATTGAATTTAGATTTATGAGTGGAAATTGGTATATCCTATCTTCAGACGGTTTGAAGCAATCCTAATTTTTCTTCCCAACCTTCCTCGGCTAAATCATACATATAATCTGGCTTAAGACCTCGTCTTTCCCAATAGTTTAATTCTTGTTCAGTTATATCTAAGACATCTTCTTGTAACTTATCTTGAGAACCCTCATCCAATGGGTGTCCATTAATAAGTTCACACTGAGTTGTTGTAAAGATTCCTCTATCTTGAGGGTTATCAACAATTAAACCATTTCTAACTTCGTCTTTAAATACAACCATCAAAGGTTCAATTCTTTTATTGAACGTTGCAATCGCTCTTGGTACATTATAATCACCAGTTAAGTCAGGGTCGTTATCCAATATATCTTTATCCAACATATAACAGTTTACCATAACACCATCAGTTATAGGTTTTGACTTAGGATTCATAAGGGAGTTATAAGCATTCGTATCTTTAATTTGTTTTACGGTCATCTTTTGAACATCACCCTGAGATGATTTAGTTCCGTTGTTAACGTACAAAATAACATCACCTAAATTCACATTTAAATTATTTTTTAATGCCAATTCCATGTGAGCCATTCTACTCATACTGTTACCAGATTTAGTCTTTGTAGTTAACCTTTTATTATAATCATCAAGACTTAATTTAACTTTAGCTCTTTGGGCAATCTTACTCAATGGAATTTTTTTATCAAATATGATTTGAAGGTATTCATAATAATATTCAACGAAGGCCTTACCATTACCTTGTAATAACATTTTAATACCCTTATCTAAAAACGCCTCAATATATAATGGAAGTTTTTTTGACTTAATACTATTACCCGTTAACTTAATTTTACCCTTGGAATCCATAACAGCATAATTCTTACGAGCCAAGTTAATACAAGATGGCCATACCCCATCGGTGTCAAGAGCCATCTCACCTCTCATGAAGATATCATTGTATTCAGCAACGTCAGCTTCAGGCCCGTAATATTCTTTACCCTCTTTAACCTTCCAATTCAATCCACGTCCAACATAAACTCTGTCGTTCGCCTCATCAGGAGTAGAAAAGTTCACACCATCCGTATCCATTACCAATGGAACATAACCTTTAGTCATAAAGAATCTAATCATTTGACGAAGGTATTGTCTACCTGTACAAGTGATTTGTTCCCCCATATACATGTCACCCCAAGCATAAACCTGAGGAGCTGATAAAGCACCGAACATCGAGTTAATGAAAATTTTAATTGGCAATTGTTTATTACCATATGATTCAGACTTCTTACGGTCAACATTATAAAACTCTTCGGCAAGTTGTTTGTATTTGATACGAGTGTTACGGAAATAACTTAACATTCCTTTCATCGCACCTGTTACATCACAATCAGGAAATACATCATGTACTAATTGAATAGAGGGGTATAGAGACGAGAAATCGAGCTTAAGTACGTTCTTACTATAACCAACTTTAAGTAGTCGAGAAAGACCTCCTACGAAGTCTGTCTTGGATTCTTTGGCAGGTATTGCAAGTCCGTGTTTATAAGACCATGCTAACATTAACATTTTCCATAATGTTGCAGTACCCATAGTAGATACTCTTTCATAAGTTGTTGGAATCATCGCAGCCAACAAGAACGAACCTTGGTTGAACTCTTGGTCTACCTTAAGGGTTTCATCTAAGTCATCGTCAAGATACATCTCAACTAACTTGTCACCCGCAATCTGATTATAAACATCTGAACGTTTAGAACAAGCGTCATCAATCTTAGAATCAACACCGACTTTCTTATACTTACCATTCTGAATGTTTAACCAATAATTTTCTTTCTTTGTATAGAATGGTCCAATATCTGAATGGTCAATATATACACGGTCAGGAGCTTCGGCATTAATGTATTGTGTAATGTATTTCAAACCCGCGGCTTTAATACTCGAGTTAATCGCCTGAGCTCTACGAACGGCATGAATAATATCAATTACATTGTAACCCCAAATAGAAGTTTGAGTAAAATTCTCAACCTCATTGGCAAGTTTCAACATACTATCTTTTCTTGTGAAAGAATGTTCAGGGTGTAATGATTTACAAATCTTCTTTGGGTCGATACCTAAGATTCTACATCTTTCGAATATCCAATGCCAGTCGAAGTTCGCTGAATTATATCCACCAATAATACTTGGCTTAAGTTCATTGATTACCTTGAAGAATTCTATGATGGCATTTCTCTCTTCAGATTCATCCATACATTCGATTACTCTGTGGTAACCTTTATTGGTTTTAATTCCAATCATGAAGATACGACCGTCCTTAGGTTCAAGTGCAGTCGTTTCTAAGTCAAATACAAGACGGGTAACCTCTTCATAGTTTTCAAAACCTTTGAATAGTCTTTTTTCTTTTGAAATTAAATATTGTTCTACAGGAGGTAGAACCATCACTTTATCTTTAGTCTTATCACCCCATGGGTCACATCCACCTTCTCTAAAGAATTGGATTAGTTCTCTGTAACCTTTTAAGGATTTAACCATGAAAGTCATACCCTTTTGTAATCTTTCATTACTATGGGTTTCTAACTTTTCAATCATGATACCATGTTTGGTCATGGCATCTTTCTGAGCTGCTTTTGAACCATTGTAAAAGTTAATCTCACGCAAGTCACCAACCCACGCAAACGGTGTGAATGTGTCTTTTCGGATTTCCTTTCCTTTACCAGGGATTTCTTTGATTTTGTAAATGCAGTTCTCGCGATAGTCGTATTCGATAGCGACTATAAATTCTTCGGGGTCGTTTCCATGTAGGAACGATTCAATATCTTGGTCTGTAAACATATGTAATATACGAGTGGTTTATTGGCAATCACAATATTGTGAAGTTTACCTTACTCAT